CACTGGTCACATCACTGATCCTGTGCCCGGTAGCTTTGATCATCTTATGTACATATTATAAGATGGTAATCACCTGGTATTATATATTTGCTTCTTTTATTGCCGCATTCGTAGTTTATTTAGTGGCAACAGGCGGTTGGGAAAAAGTCAAGAGTATCTGGGATAGAACGAAATATAAAGATTCAGAGGGCGAGTGATCGTCCTCTTTTTAGTGGAGGAAAACAAATGTTAAAGATCATGGGACAGGCTGCAGCTACGGTAGAACAGATGCAGTCTTACATTAAGATGGTAAATCCGAAGGTGTCCGATTCGGTCATCAAGATGATTCCCCTGTATATTTCAGAGGGAGCGATCGAGGGAGTAAGAGGCGATGTTGCATTTGCTCAGTCTTGCCTTGAAACTGGTAACTTTACGTTTTTCGGAAGCACAGTTACCCTGGATCAGAATAACTTCTGTGGTATGGGAGTGACCAAGAATGGAGTAAAAGGCAACAGCTTCAAGAGTCCGGCCGAAGGTATCCGGGCGCAGATACAGCACCTGCAGGCCTATGCGTCTACAGACCGACTGAAACAGACCATAGTGGATCCACGTTACATATACGTAACCAGAGGTTGCGCAGAGTACGTGGAGTACCTTGGGATTCAGGAGAATCCACAGCACCAGGGATGGGCTGCCGGAAAGGACTACGGAAATAAAATTATTGCTATTTTAAACAACATTTTATCAACAGAAAAGGAGAATACAATGAACATCAACACAAGTTTAATCAGTAACAATAACAGCTACGCTGGTCAGACTCCAAAATACATTGTCATTCACAACACAGACAATTATTCCAAGGGAGCCAATGCAAAGGCACATGCCAAAGCTCAGCATGACGGGAATTTTAAAGGCTATTCCGCACACTTGTTTGTGGATGATACAGGAGCATACCAGGCCCTTCCGTATGACAGAGGCGCTTGGCATGTTGGAGTTAACTATGGCGGCCGGCTGTTCGGCACCTGTAATAATCACAACTCTATTGGAATCGAAATGTGTGTACAGTCAGGCTACAATTATGAAAAGGCATTCCAGAACACAGTTGCAGTGTGCAAGCAGATCATGAAGCAGTTCGGTATTCCGGCCGAAAGAGTACTGCAGCATTATGATGTGTGTGCGAAGAACTGCCCGTCTGCGATTCGAGCAAAGGGTGATTGGAACCGGTTTAAGCAGCTGATCGGTGCTGAGACGACAACCGTAACTGTGGACAAATATTATCGTACAAGGAAAAGCTGGGAAGATAGCAAGAGTCAGATTGGAGCATACAAGATTCTGGAAAATGCTAAGAAAGAATGGAAAGAAGGATATACCATCTATGACTGGAATGGAAAAGCGGTATATCCGGAACAGCAGGCCAAACAGAAGGCAGATCTTACTGCAGAATTGAAAGTTCAGCTTCCAGTTATTCAGGAAGGATGTACTGGGGCAGCAGTCCTTGCTCTGCAGGCAGTGCTTAAAACATCTGTTGACGGAATTTTTGGCAGCAGCACAAAAGAATCACTGAAGAAATTCCAGAAGAACGTGAAGCTTGATGCAGACGGATGCTGCGGAAAGAACACATGGGGGAAAATCGTAGATCACATGAAGGAAAATACTTTTAAATCTTGATATATAATAAGAAGCAATCCCGGCAGGTACCCACTGCCGGGAGAATATTGTATCATCTGATTTGTCCACGTTTTGTCTACTGCGGACAGAAAACAATATAATATGATAGGTAATTACACAATACAAAAATAAATGTAAAACATTGATAAATGTTGATTTTAAAGACTTCTTAGATTACAATAAGAAACCATAGGACGCAGGAGAAAGCACCCAGCTTCTTTATGAAGTACATGGAGACGTTAGAGTACTAATGCCGTGTTTTAGCGGAATACAGGCATTTCAGACAACTAAATATTGAGTTTTGTCTACCATTTGTCTACCGTTTTTTTCAGCGGTAGACAATTTTTTTAGATGTAGACGTAGCTGCTTCGAATAAATCTACAGCCTGGTCCTGTAACAATTCCGTATTAGTTATGTAACGTTCCATGGTTGTCTTGATGTTCTTGTGCCCCAGACGTTCCATTATGGCTTTAGGAGATGCTCCGTTTTCTGCCAGGATAGTTCCATGAGTGTGACGCAGGCAGTGAGCATGAAAATCTTCATACCCCATTCTTTTGATAATCCTTACACAATATTTCATACTGTTATTATTCAACATTTCCCCATTCTCTTTTACTAGTGGCCACACTTCCATATATTCTGCTGGAGGTGTCTGATCTGCAGGCAGCCAGTGCAGATAATTGTTCTGATCAACATAAGTCTTTGTATAGTATTCCCCGTATCTTAATCTGTTCATTTTCATGGCAGTGATCTCTGATTTAATTAATGACTCCAGAGTGTTGCCAATTTTTATGGTTCGGAACGAATCATATTTCGGATTCTTGTAATACCATTTATGATCAAGATCTTGCTGGAGCTGTCGAGCGACTGTGATTGTGTGCCGGGAAAAATCAACGTCACGTGCCAGATCAAGGCCGAAGCATTCGCCAATTCGCAAACCGGTAAAATAACAGATCATGAGTGGCAGATAATAATATGTGCCGCTGAAATGATCCTTAATGTCTTCCCATTCCTGACCAATACAAATATGCTCAATACGCATCTTTCCTCGTGGATCCACAGGAACCTTGGGCGGTCTTGTAAGAGAACATGGATTGGTCTTCAAATACTCGCATGGGTAGATTGCATATTTTAGTGCTCCGGATAAAACTCCACGGAAGTTAGCTATGCTCTGGGCTGAGAGTCCTTTTTCGCTCTTAAGGCTGTCTACCCATTGCTGGATGGCAGCAGGAGTGAGCGAAGACAGCTTGTAATGCCCCAGAGCAGGCTTAATATGGATTCTGATAGCGGATGCATAAGAATCATAAGTATTGTCCGTACAGTTGGTTTTTACAAAGCTCTTAAGCCAGAAATCCAGATAATCAGATAAAGACATCTCAGAAGGCCGGAATACAACACCTGCATTGTCATATTCAACCTTTGCCTTAGTTCCTGCAGCAATAGCATCTGCCTTTGTCCGGAAACCTCCCTTCGAAATGGACTTCCTTTTCCCGTCTACTCTGGCACATTCAAAACTGTATTCCCATGATTTCCCACGTTTTTTGGTTCTTAATTCACCCATAATATCACCTTCCTTTTTAAAATTGGGTACAAAAAAACAGCCACACAAACGTTCTGGTTGTGTACCTGCTCCGAAGATGATACAATAATTCTTGCAAAACGAGTATCTCTTCGGAGATCTGAATCGTCCTGGTGCGCCAACACTGGGGCGATTTTTGTTATTCTTCATTGTTATCAAGCAATGCAGGATCTGAAGCATTAAGTGGTGAAATAACGCTATGACCAAGCTTTCCTTCCAATTCTTTTCTGGCATTGCCGGCAATAGAACCACCTTCGACAACTGTTTTACGAGTCTCAGCAAAACCATTCGGCTTCTGCGAGTTGGCAATCAGAGTTGCTGATATTTCTGCGAGCTGATTTAGAGCTAACTCGATGTCTGTCATGTTGTCTCTAAGATTTTCTTTGTGCAGATTTTTGAATGCTTTATAGTCTTTTACATGTTTGCCGGACCATTCATGTGTAAGCGTGTCAGTCAACATAGCATAATGCTTTCCGGATTTAATACCGGCTTCATCCCAGGCAGCGGTGAGCTTCTTTCTGTGATCTATGGCTTCTAGTCTACGCTCAATCCATTTTTCACTATATCCTTTTTGACGATATGTGCGAATCATACGTTCAAAGACAAGTTCAGGATCTGCGATCTCATCCAGACGATCTTTTCCAACTTCTGCAAGCCATAGCTTGAATGGTTCAGCTTTTTTGGAAGGGATTGACTGGATGATGCGAAGCAGCTGTTCTGTGGTAGCACAGTCGGTCTTATACATCTTTCCATCTTTGGGAGACTTCATTTTCAGTTGGTTACAATTTGTAACCGACTCATTTCCTTCCGATTTAAGCCGATTTTTTAATACTTTCCAATAATTATTTGGATTAGGAGTGTCAGTCAATACCTGGCATACATCAACAATAGAAAAGTACCATTCTTCTTTCTGCTTATGCCAGACTTTCCGCACCTTATCATCAAAGAAAAATTCCAGTTCCTCATTATTCTCAGACTCAGCCTCTACCGGAACAGTAGTATTGGCATCTTCGTCATACATATAGAAAAAGAAGATAATCACATCCTTTCGTCTTCAATTGGTGACAATTTGTCACCGACTTATTCAATTCTCAACTCGAAGCTGAATCAGTTTCTGGTGATATCCGGTCATTCTGGATATCTGCTTAATAGTAAAGTCCCTGTATTCATTCAACAAGGAGTTATTTGTCATGCAGAAATTGTATAGTTCTGCAGATGGTTTCAATGTCTTCATCTGATAAATTCTCGAAATCATCAAGCTGAGCTTGCAATGTCTTTAACATTTCACTTTTAGTATTAAGCCGAGTTGATTTTTCATGTTGCTGAAAAAATAGTGCGGTAATAGTACTGGTAAGAGAGCCAATCAAACCGATTCCCACTATCATTAATATGGCTGCGATAATTCTACCAATTGGAGTAGTGGGAGAAATATCTCCGTATCCAACAGTTGTCGTAGTCACAAAACTCCACCATATACCATCAAAAATGTCCATTCCTTCAACAAAATGAATTGCAATGCCGCCTGTGATGATGCAGAGCAAACTGGTAAATACCATATATTTGAGCCCATTAATTTCAAAGAAAAATTTTACCCGTTTGTAGAATCTTGCAAAATAAGCTGACATACGAGCCAATTTTAAAAACTTTAATGCTTTTAATACCTTAAGAAATTTAAAAACACGGAATATCTTAAATAAAGAATTAAAAGGTATAATGGCAATTAAATCAAATATATTTTGTTTAAAGAAAAGCCTTTTGTTTTTGGCAATAATAACTCGGACAACGTAATCTATAATAAAAATTACTGTGATTGTATTGTCGAGTTTAATTTGGAAATCTGTGCATCCAGTGGTTAAATCACATAAAGCCAGATAAACAGCGACAAGTGCAAGGATAGAAAACAATAAATCATATATGAATGAAAATCGTGACTTCCTATCAATAGAATCTGACATTAAAATTCTCCATTTCCATTGAATTATTCATGAAATTTTAGTTCTAAAAGTTTCTGATGATACCAAGTCATCCTAGATATCTGTTCAATAGTAAAGTCCCTATATTCCTCAAGGAATGAATCTGGAAGCAACAGTTCCATAGCAAACTTGTTGGCTTCGATTTCCTTCTTGGAATTCAGCAAAAGTGTTTTGTTTCGAATAAAATAGCAATTCTCCTTCCGGTGCAGGATAGCATGACCGAGTTCATGAGCCATGACTAGACGCATTTCATGTTCCGGAAGATTTTGATTAATGAATATGTAGCGGTGATTTTTCAGGAACATATAGCATCCTTCGAATTGCAGATTACAAATCTGGTACAGGATACCAAGCTGATCGGCAATGGCAAAAGGATCTGATGTTCCTGCTTTTCTTTTATAGTAAGAAACAATTTTCTTGATATTACGATTCAAGCAATCCACCTACTTTTTGTACTTCTTAGGAGTGTACTTCTCTTTGTTGATAATCTTTAATCTCTTCAAAGCAATTTCTAATTCATCCCGGAACAGTTCAGCAGCTTCAGGACTCAGTTCTTCACCATTGTAGCTTGCTGGTCCGTCTTCGCCGGAAGTAAGTTTTTCCATGATGCTATCCAGATCTTTAGCAATGTCACGATTATCCTTGGCAGTTAATTCTTGAGGAGAAGAAATATCTTTTCCAGTCATGAGATAATCAATGGTTACTCCAAAGTAGTCAGCTATTTTTTGTAATGTTTTTGTTGTTGGCGTACTTCGACCAGATTTCCAGTTGCTCAATGCTGTTTGGGTAACGCCGGCTTCTTTTGCAACTTTGTAAGAAGTAACACCGTTCTTTTGTAGAAGTTGTTCAAATACTTCGTACATAAATTGTGCTCCTTTCACAAAGATAGCATACTTTCACAAAAATTAGTAAAAACGCTTGACTACTAACGAGAAAAGATGTATTATTTGCTTACGAAAACGAAAGCAATCATAAAAACACTTTCGAATGTGAAATGCTTTCTTTTATAAAATGTGGTAGTTTTATGATTGAAAGTATATCACAGCTCGAAAGTAATTGCAAGAGAATATACTTTCGTAAGGAGGCGTAATTTTGTACGAAAAATATAGCTTGTTATTAGAGAAAGTGAACAAAACATCATATCAGATTTCAAAGGAAACAGGAATAAGTCAAACTGCTTTTTCTAATTGGAAGTCTGGAAGATCAGAACCAAGTTTAGAAAGTTTAAAACGTTTAGCAAAGTATTTTAATGTACCAATTGAATATTTTTTGTCAGACCAGAAGGAGACGAGTTGAGATAAGAATTTCGGAAGCAGTAGAAAAAGCTTTAAAAGAAGATAAAGGAATTACACGTAAATCTTTACAAAAGTATGGATTTGAAATATATCCAACTAATTCTGGTGAATGTTGCTATGTAGTAACAAAAAATCAGCAGCCGAGTAGATGCTGGAACCCGACTGCTGATGATTTGATGGCAGATGATTGGAAAATAGCTACCAGGGAATAAATTTAGAAACAAAGTCAGCTACAGATAAGAATGTTTCTTTTGGAAGATTTTCCATATAAGCAATAGCATCATTAGAAAGTGAACAATGATAGACCTCATTGTCTGCATACATATTGTTCAGGTACTTGCATTTACCGAGCATTCGTAAAGAATGATCAACATCTTCATAAAGCAAGTCTGAAAAGAAATTTTCATGAATAGATTTGCCGGAAGAAAAATTACTTGCTGCAGAAATAGACATACCTGAATTGCGGCGATGCTGATACGCAGAATACAAACCATATAATATTTTTTTATCGTGTTTAGTGAGCATTATAGAACTCCTTTCATAGTAGCATAACTGATATTAAGCGGCATAACAAGAAAAGGAGTTCGACAAATATCGACTAAAAGGAAAGAGGTGAGATACATGGTAGAGGCATACAAACCACTGTACACGGCGAAACAAGTATCCCAGATCCTACTTGTTAATGTAGCCACGGTGTATGAACTAATGAATAAAGGTCAGCTTCCATATCTGATTCTTGGAAAAGGAAATGGAAGCAGAAAGGTTCGAGGGAGCGATCTGGAGAAGTTCATCGAAAGCCAGAAACCGGCAGAACCACAGGGAGGTGCAGAATGAGACAGATATGGATCATCAGATTTATCGACGGAACAGTCGGAAGCTGTTACGGGACCAGAGAGGGAACTATAGAGCTTGCAGACCTCCGGAAAGATGATTATGGAGGATCCTACACAATAGAGGGAGGTGAGAATGATGGCGAGAGAACTTAACATTTCCTTGATCATAGGGATTGTTGTGGCGATCCTTCCGGTATGGCAATGGGATTCCAGAATAGAGCTTCTGATCAGTGTTTTTGTGATCACGGGAATTGCATTTGGAATAATCCTGTGGCTGGAGGATAAGAAGGCAAAGAAAAAGAACCCCACAGCGGCAACTGTAAAGGTTCGATAACTAAAAGGTGCTGTATGAAATAACAACTATATTTAGTATATCATACAGCGCCTGAAAGTCAAGATGCAGGCAGGAAGCACCTGCTATATTTTTGACCTTTTTTGAGAACTACAGAGGTATCAAGTACCTCTTGAGAGCTCGATTAAGCGTATTAGAGTTACGACGAGGTGCTTATGAGATACAAGGTACTATGCGGATACATAAGGCAGAGATGGGACTGTGGAGACACAGTAGAGATTGAAGAAAAACATACCGGAAAATACGGAGCAGCCGGACAGATCAGAGAAAAGAAAAGGAAGGCTACTCCGGAAGAGATAAAAAAACATAATCAGTGGAAACGGGAAAGGGATGTCAGGAGGCTGATCAAGTGGAATTTCCGTGAGAGGGACTACTGGATCACTCTTACATATCCGAAAGATTACAGACCGACGTGGGAAGAAATGAAGGACCATGCCGGAAAAATGGTCAGAAAGATGCGAGAAAAATATAAAAAACAGGGATGGAACTTAAAGTACATATACCGTCTTGCAATCGGATCCAGAGGCGGCCGACACATCCACATCCTGATCAACCGCGAATCCAACGAAAAAACAGCTACAGATCTGATAATCACAGATCTTTGGGAGCAACAATGGGGACACGGGCATGTTAATTTCCGTACTACTTACAGCGAGGGCGGATATAAGCAGCTTGCAGAATACCTTACGAAGCCTCTGGAAGAATGGGAACCAGACGAGGTTAAACGATATCATCCATCCAGAAACCTTATCCGCAAGGATCCTGAAGTTGACGAGATTAAAAGAAGAAGTTTGGTTGACCGTGATGGAACACCAAGGATGCCCAAAGCACCAAAAGGATATTACGTAGATCCGGAAAGCATCGAAGTCGGCATAAATCCGATAACTCATTATGCTTACCGCCATTACACGCTGATCAAGATTAAGAAGAGGGAATAAAACATGTGGAAAGTAGACATCTACCTGGAAACCGACAGTATATTCCAGGGAAAACGAGAAAGAAAATGTGGATATGTCCTCTCTGCTATGGTCGGAAACGAGGAAAAGACAAAGGAAAACTTCGGAATCTCGAAGGGAACATACCACCAGTCTGTCCTTATAGCACTTATCGAGGCTCTTTCCAGGATGAATGTTTCCTCAGAAATCTGTGTACATACACAGGATAGCTA